TTAGATTCTCATTAGATGAGATCAAGTAGTTTCTTTCACTGACGAAAGCGTTGACTTTGAATACGACAATTTCAAATACCCACTGTACTATTAATAACACCCCACCCCACTATCATTTTATGATTGTACTATTAATTATACGATTTTGCCTAGTTTCTTTTAAAGATTCTAGTTGTTTTAACGAGTTTTCTCAAAACTTCGTCCACCCCTACTTCCTCAGTTTAGAGGCGTCATCTGAAGCGGATGATGATAAGATAACCAGGCTTGTTTTGGTTTCTTTCTACTTTTATATCTGTGTCCACTGTAATACAGGGTAAGTCGTGATTCGAGTATAACGACCTCTGCGCCGGTAGTATTATGTGCCCGAAAGTGTAAATTGTAGATTGTTAGCAATCTCCCTGGATATAGGTCATGTCAGAAGTGATATGATACCTAGCCAAACTAACGTTGTCCTGGCGGACCCGTATGCTGGTGCTTGAGTGAAATAAGATTCGCCATCTTATGTAACGATACACTATAGGATACGTACATGCACAACACACCCATGATCATCGCAATTAGCAGAATTACACATGTTCTCTTAGCCGTGAATGGTACCAAAGCCACAGTTGTTGTATGCTCGGTGGTAGCGTAGCCCTTGATGGAGTACTTAGTTGGAAACGTCTCGAAACACCCACAAGAATCGGGTTTGGATTCTCCCTCGACCAGGTTCCCTTTGAACCCTTTAGCGTCAATTCCTATTGACCAATATCTTGCAGCTCTCAAGCCCAAGAAGACCCGTTCCCTCATTAATTCTGCATTTTGGAGAAATGCAGAAGCGCCGAATATTATTGATATGTTTAACAATCTTGACAAAGCGATTGTATGTTCGGCTGAACTTATGATAATTGGAGACCTTAAAGTTCTTTACTCCAAATTACAAAATGTTCAAACTAGAAAACTTATCCGTAGCTTTACTATGAGAGAAGCTTCAGTATTTGTTAGAAGATTGCCTCATATCATGTGGTATATTGAAAACATCCCTTTGATGCCTAACAATCCTACTCAACAAAGAGTTCTTGCTGAAGTTAATCAAAATATTGACTACATAACTCCTTTCTATTCCGAAATTAATAACCCATTTTCATTTCAAGGTTACACAGAACATATTGGATATGAAGAAGTTTTTTTCTCATCTTGTTGAGATTTCCGAAGGAAAGTTTTCACCCCCGCCCCAATATCCTAGCAGATTTATTAAAGATTCTGAATATATACCATATTCTTATTTCGATCCTACAAGAAATTTGAACATTGATGATACTCATGCTTTCAATGCATTAGCAATTATTGATGGAGAAAATGTTTATGATGTTCATTCTCAGAAACATGGAATATATTGCTCTTATTTTATTAATGGAACTAAAGAATGCATGTGTTCTGTTGATTTACCTCTTTTCCAGAAAAAGTTGAAAGATTTTATTGATACTCTGCCAGAAGCCCAAGGTAACACTGTTTCTATACCAAAACCTCCTCAAGAACCAGAAGTTTACCACACTCATTACAATTGGGAAAAATTTAATTCCTATATTCCCAATTACAAAAAACGCATTAGAGAAAAAGAATTGCTTAGAAAACCTAAAGATAAACGGATGAAATATGTTG